GACATGAACTTCTGCCAGTCGTCCGGGTCGTCGCCCAGGCCGCCGTAGCGGATCCGCGAGCCGTTGCGGAGGAGGATCATCTTGTCCGACCGGTTCCAGTCGGCGATGAGCTCCCGAGCCAGGAACCTCTCGAACTGCGGCATGACCGTGTCCCGGAACGACGGCCAGGTCTTCCTCATGAACAGACCGAAGTTGCCCGGGTAGTCAAAGCTCAGGGCGATCCCCTCGTTGATCAGGGCGGCCGTCTTCCCCCCGCCCATGGCGCCGCCGAAGAGCTTGTAGGTCTCCGGTGCCCGGTGGAAGAGGAGTTGCTTCTCATTCCGCCGCGGGTCGTAGACCCGGGAGAGGTCGACCGTGACTTCCCGCGCCTCGATCATTCCGTCCTCCTCTCCGGCCGGGGGACCGCGGAGATGATCCTGAACTCGACCCCGCTGGGGAATTCGATGTCGTGCTTGTCGCGCCACTTGTCCGGCCTCCGGTTTTTGAGCCAGAAGATCTCCGCCGTGACGTCGGCGACGACCTCCTTTTTCACCTTCCGGACCTTCGTCGGGAGGGCCTTCTGCTCCTTGTCCTTGCCCACCAGATCGTACTCGGTCGTTATCTCCTCGTACTCGTAGCCCAGGGCCCGCTTGAGGAGCGCGTTCTCGACCTTCGTATCGACCGGCGACTTGCCCTTTTTTAGGGCCTCCGAGAAGTCCGGATGGTCGAGCTGGTACTGGTAGAAGGACGAGACCGAGATCCCAAGCTTCCGGGCGATTTGCTTGTCGAGCAACCCGCCTCTGGCCAGGCCCTCGGCCATGAGCGGGAAGTCCTTCGAGTATTTCGTCCTCATCGTTTCCCCGCTCTTTCTCTCGTCGCCCTTATGCTTTCCTCGGACATGCCCATATAATCTGCATATCGTTTTATGATAACATCACAGTACTTCGGGTCTATCTCCATGCCGTAGCAGATGCGGTTCAACTTCTCGGCGGCGATGAGCGTCGTGCCGGAGCCGAGGAAGGGGTCGAGGATGCCCCCGTTTGGACTGAGAGACTGAATCAATGTCGTCATGAGTCCAACCGGTTTGGGACAACTATGCTTATCGCGAAGGTCGGGAATTCTGTCTGTATTCACCACAAGAACATCGGTGATGATATACGCACCCTTGGGAAGTCGTCGAGTGATAACAGGTTCCCAATGATGCTTCCCATTCCCGATGCCCGAGTGAGTCATGGCCCACGGTTTGTGCCATATTAAAATCTTACATTGACCCCGTTGCATCTCTCGAAGTAAATTTACTGATCCACAGAAATATACCAAAGGTACAGAAAAACTATTAATGCGGGCATAAAGTTCATCGTTTTTCCCAGCATCCTTGTCGTCCCAAGATTCATAGTTATAGTCAACGCCATAAGGAGGGTCGGTAAATATCGAATATTTCTTTTCCCCCCGCATGAGCCTCGCCACATCCTCTGCCTTCGTGCTATCCCCACACATGAGCCGATGCTTGCCCAGCGTGAATAGGTCGCCCATTTTTGTTATGGCTGGCGTATCGTCTATCTCGGGCACTTCATCCGCGCCGTCGTCAATGTCCGGGCCGTATCGTTCGACCACCTGTTTGAGGTCAATCGCCTCGCCCAAGTCAACCTTGAAATCCTCCAGCTTTATCTCGTCCAGGTATGGATAAACCAACTCGGCCAGCTCCTCCTCCTCGTAGTAGCCAGCCCGGTCGTTGTCGCTGAGCGAGAACTCGATCTTCTCCTTCTCCGTCTCCGCCTTGACGACCGAGACCTCGACTTCCTTCAGCCTGAGTTCCTGGAGGGCCCGGATCCGCATGTTCCCGCCGAGGACGATATATTTCCCGTTCTCCTTGTAGGCGACCAGGGGTTTGTAGACGCCGAGTTTCCGGATCTGCTTTTTGAGCCGCTCGAAATCCGCCTTCAGGATCCCACGCGGGTTCTTGTCCCAGGGGACGACTTTGGAGATCGGGACGGTGATAATGTTCATGGCAGTTTGCCGAGCTTCTCCCCCAGGCCCTGGATCGCCGTGGCCTGTGCCTCTCCGGCATCGGCCAGCCTGTGCAGAGCACTCAGGGTCTTCTGCTGGAGGTCGACCGTCTTCTCGGCACAGGCCTTAAGCTCGGTCGTCGTCTGGGCGTGGAGGGCCCAGGGGACGGACTCCACGCAGGCGGCCCTCTTCCCGTCCTTGCCGTCGCAGTTCTTCTCGGCCTTCTTGGCTATCAACTTGAGCGACCAGTCGAAGGCCGTCCGGAGGACAAATAAAACGAAAATCCCGTAGGCCGGAATCTCGATCACCTTGAGGCTTATCTCGGGGAGCTTGTCCTGGATCATTTCTTCCTCAGCTCCTCGCGCAGTTTCTTCACCTCTGCCTTGAGCTCGTAGACCCAGAGGATGAAGGCCTGGTTGACGATCGCGTTTCCGTCCTTATCGAAGGCCACGGGGTTCATCCGGACCTCGGGGCCCGGGTTGAGGACGTCATAACTCGGATAGAGCGCCGGGTTGTAACTGTGGCAGGCCGGGCTAATTGTCAAAAAGGATATCAGCAATAAGAGCGCGGCGCTGCTCAGCAGTAAGGCCCTTGTCCTTGAATGCTTTCTCAATTTTCTCCCTCCGTTTTATATCGCCCTCGGAGGCGATGGCCTCCTCGATTTTCTTCTCGATCTTGAGGGCCTCATCGAGAAGATTCAGGATCTTCGAAAGATCGCTCATCTCATCTCCTAAAGCTCGAAGTGGCTCATGTCGCGCAGGCCGACGAAGTTCTTGCCCCATTTCCCCCCGAGGCTCTTCCATATCTGGCCGAGAAGCTCGTACCGCGCGGAGGCGTCCCATATCAACTTCCCGTCCTCCCCGACGATGACCAGGTCCGCGGCGCGCCAGCGCTGGTGGGGCGAGATCTTCTTGTAACCATCGCAGTTGGTGACGATCCTCCCCGGCGTTGTCCTGCCCTGCTGATATAACTTGAACTGTTCCTCCGCCGACCTCTCGATCCAGTAGGGCATGAGCCGGATCCCGCCGGACGAGGCCTGGAGGATGAACTGCGCGAGCTTCTGGAAGAATAGAATGCGGTATTCGGTGTTGGTCAAATCTCTCCCTCGCCCGGATAGATGGGTGATCTGTTCACGAGGGAATGATACGCCCGGGATTTTTAGGGAAAACGGTTTAATGGTTACAATGTAGCGGAAAAGTGGTCATCAGCTGTGACCGGAAAGTGGTATCACTCTACCTATTGACACGGTTTTGGATTTCGATTATCTCGAAATTCGTCTTGTCCTTTTTCTTGCACCAGATCTCTTTCCTGCAGAAGGCCGGCATGATGATTTTCCTGACTTTCTTATCGTCGGCCTTCGAGACTGTGTCGATACATATTTTTATTTTTCTCATCTCGATTTCGCGTACTGCTTCTATGTCGAAGGCGCCCTCCGAGAGCGACGTTACATGATACCCGGACAAACTCAAGATCTTCATGGCCCGGCGGCGGGCCTTATAGAATCGGTTCCGGGTTTCGGCCATTTTTATTTTAGGAAAACTCGCTCACGACGACTCCTCTCCTTCCTCTCCTTGCGGGAGAGGAGCAGTTTCTCCTTACCGCCCCTCTCCCTTTTTTCGAATTAGGTCGTGGCCGTGCGCTCTTTGATCTCGGCTGTTTTCTTGAACGCCCAACCGAAGAGCACCGCCAAAATGACCCCAAGGACGGCGTTGATCGTTTCGATCGGCAGGCTCCACCCAAACGCCCCGTTGAGGGCCGTGAGAATGGCGGCAATGAGAGTGACCCAAAATTTCGGATCCTTCCACTTGCCCAATTGTGGGCCGATCTTGGCGATGTCCAGCTTTGCCTCAAAAAGAACATAGGTCAGGATGACGCCCAATGCGGTCGTGATCGCCGCCGCGTCCAAGTCCAGGCCGAATGTTCCCTTTAGGAAAACCAGAATGGCGCCGATAATCCCGAGGACAGCCGTTAAAGTTTTACGGCTCATAACGCACCTCCTATTTCTTCGGATTTAATCCGATGCTTATGGAATATTTGATCCCGAATGTTTCCAACGATTTAGCCAAGTCGAGAAGTTTTTCCATCCGGGGATCATCTCCCATTGCTTTCTTAAGCACCATCAGGGCTTTAATTTCTTTGCTTGGTTTTTTCATTTTATCCCTCCTTCTCCAAAATCGCTTTGAAATCCTTATAACGGCACAGAACGATATCATCGCCGTGTTCCTTTCCAAGTTCGTGCAACACGACGATTGCCGTGTCCCCCTTCGCGTTTCGTTCTGCCTGGGACATACAGTTGTGAATGAACGCGGGTAGCTTTTTTCTTTCCTTTGTTTCGACCGCTATTCCGCAATGGAGAATGACATCCTCCTGTCCGAGTATGCCGACGCGCCGACCGCCGAGGTCACGGGCGATGAATCTTTCGAGGGATTTTCCGCGTTGCCGATTTTTGTTACTCATGCTATTCCCGATAATCGACACGTCGGTGAAATCCATCCATCTTCGAGAGTCATTAATTCTTTCCAATAAGAACTACAGAATTCACATTTGCATAATCGCGTTGCCCCAGATCCCGGAAGATTAACTTCTACGATTTTCAAATAGGGACAACTCTTGCAATCTTCGACTTTAATTATTCTCACCTATCCTCCCTCCCCTCCGCCTTCACGATAGCGATTTCATTCTTGTCCGGCGGCAATCGCACCACTTCGCACTCCTCCCCGCAGGCGGTACAGGTCAGCACATCGTCGTCGTTGTAGAAGATCGAGGCACAGCAGCAATCGCTGATATAGTAGGTGGTCACTCTTTTTTCTCCAAAAAATCGAAGTCGCGGATATCCATCACAAACTCGTATAATTCGTTAGATTGCCCGACCTGACCCACGGAGCGTAGGTGCTCATAGCTTGTCATTTCTTCCGCCCTTCTTCGCCACTCCTCCTGCTCCACGATGAGGCGGCGGAGGCTTGCGACAGCTCTCATTCTCTCTTCCATAAGTGGAAGCCGGGTTTCTGTCCATTCCCCTTTTTTGATGACCCGAATTTCGTCCCTTGTCTCATCTTCTATGCGTTCAAGCACATCCAGCATTTCCTTCTCCCCCACCTCACTCGGCTCACTCATCGGGGGGCTCCTTTATTTGTTCCGTCCGGGACTTTGGTAGGGCCAGTGATGAGGTAGCGGTCAAAAAATGTGAGAGTAATTTCTACTTCCCCTAATCCACAACATTCTAAGCATTGACCTTCTTTCCCACCATTTGTGAAGGTAATGCCAGTTCCGCTACAATGCCCACATTCAGCCATCTCGCTCACTTCATTCGGCTTGCTCATCGGCGGCTCTCCTTTATGGTAAGGGCGGGGCGAATCGGTCCGGCCTGCGACCTTTCGGATATTCCCCGATTCATCGCCCCAACCCTTTTTAGTCTGCATCGCTCAACCCCTCACTCATCAGCGGCCTCCTTCACCAAATTCCCCGCTGGCTTGCGGGGGTGTCTAAAAGGCTGATCGAGCTTGTTGTGGCAACGCTGGCAGAGGGCAATCAGATTGAGCTTGCGGTTGTCGGTCGGATCACCATTGATATGATGGACGGTCAACACGACTATGCTTTTTGTAATTGGGTGGGGTTCATCATTCTTTGCCCAACACAATTGACACTTCCAAAGGGCTTTCATGCGAGTCAAAAGCGATATCTTATCCCAGCCTGCGTGATACAACTTCTTCCGCTCCGGCTTAATCGGCATCGTTAGCCTTCACGCTCGGCAAGTCCCCGAACTCCCTTGCCCAGGCGTCCTCGTGTTGGCTGCACCTGTCAGTGAATTGGGGGGTATCGCAATCAGCGCCAGCCACAGCACGGCCAGCAGGATGATGGCCCAGACGAGGGCGGAGAAGAGGCGGTCAGCTTTTGGGGTTAGCATCTTTACCCTTCGGCAGTAGCGATCTGCTGGCCCAAGTTAATCTAGCACGTTTAATTTTCTTGCTTGGCCCAGCCCAATCTTCTGCCATTTCTTTATCCAAAAAGAACCAAGCATTAGGGCGAATAATTCCCCCGCTCTTTCTCAAATCGGTATAGACCCATCCCAATTTTGTCGGCATTTTATTTTCCCCTGAGTGCCCTGAGCGTTGCGGCGGTCATGGCTTGGCCTCCATTAAGGCGACGAATTTTCCGAATTTCCGGCCCGTTAGATCTTTACTTGGTCTTCCCATTCAAATTCCTCATGTCGCCGGCTTCTTTATCTCCAGTTTCACTGTGCTGATGAATTGCAGAAAGTTCAGCTCGATCTGCTTGAGCTTGTCGGCGTCAGCCTTGGACATAAAGACGAAGTCCTGCGGCCGATAGAAGTGGGCCTTGTAGATATCGCAACCGAAGAGCACCCCGATCTTTTTCAAAAGCCGACCTCCTCCTCTTCCTCGTTCTCGCTTGGCTCGCGGCTCCTTTTCGCCTCGGCGACCTGAGCTATCGTCTCATCGATCACGCGCTTCAGCGACCCGGGCGCTATCACCATTTTCTCTCTCCGCCTCTTATCCTCAAATTCCTCGCGTCGGCGTTTGATGTCCTCAATCTGCTTGCGTTTGGCGGCGCACCATTTTTCGTGTTCGATGGCGTTCGGCTCCCAGAAACCCAGCGCATTTTTCTCCTGGAGGCCGTGGACCGGGCCCTTGCTCGGCGCGAGTTTGTCGAGTTCGTCCTGGATCTTCGCCTCCCGCTTCCGCGCGCCGTAGGGTATGGGCCAGGCGGCGCGCTTCATCCTGCCCTTCTCACATCCGCAGACGTGAGATTCGCCGTCCGCACCCAGGAAGATCCCGACGTTCCGGCAGCGCTGGCAGAAGTCCGCGGCCGAGGCGTCCGGCGCTCCTTGCTGACGGCTCCAGGAGACCTGATCCTCCGACTGGGCCATCGTCACTGCATCCTGGATAGTGATCGGCGAGGGGAAGGGCTCCGAAGGAAATGGCTTGAACGTCTCAATGACTATCGTCATTGCCGCGTCGAACGCCGGCGCCTCGAGGAACCTCAGCACGTGAAGGTACTCCAGCCGCAGGTCGCTCCCGAGGGGGATCCCGCGGTTGAACATCCGCTCCAGCCTGGCCATGCCCTTGTCAAAGTCATCCAGGGTCATATTTTTTCTCCGCGCGCTTCCTTCTCCTTCATCATCTTGAGCCAGCTCCCCGGGGCCGGTCCGGCCGGCTTCCCCCGCTCGAGGTAATTCCCTTCCATAGTCCGGAGATAGTTGCCCGGCCAGAGGAGCCAATCGAAGGTCACAAAGAAAGGATCCTGCCCTTTCTTACCGAGAAGGAATGGGGATTGGCCGACGGCCTCGAGGAGCCTCGGGAAGTTCCAGTCCTTCTCGGCCATCCGGG